AACTTCCTCCGGAACAAACTGAAGTACGAGGACCTGACTGAGGAGGATGACGAAATCTACCAGTCAGTCCGTGACGAGCTTCAGTCGCTGATCGACAACCAGGGGCTGGCGCTCTGGTGAGACGGCACCCGCCGATCCCACCACCCCCTAAGCCAGAAGGGGACCTTTCCGCCGGCCTGACTCAGCACGCCCTCGCCCACCTGAAGGACGTGCAGATAGAGCTTGCAGAACGCCGGCTGGAAGCGTTGCGTTTGTACGAACCGATGCCTCTTCAGGATGAGTTCCACAAGTGCGTGGCGTCGGAGCGCATCCTGCTTGGCGGAAACCGGGGCGGCAAGACGCTTTGTATCAGCGTGGAAGCCGCGCGCGCCGCAACAGGCCAAGACCCGTACGGGAAGTACCCCAAGGAAGACGGCAACCTCGTCATCATCGGTCGCAACTGGCCGCACATCGGCATGGTGATCTACAAGTCACTGTTCCGCCCAGGTGCGTTCCGGATCATCCGAGACGAGGAGACAGGACAGTGGCGGTCCTTTCGCCCAGGCAAGGATGACCACCGCAGGGCAGAAACCAAACCAGCGCCACCGCTCATCCCTCCGCGGATGGTGAAGGATGTCTCTTGGGTTCTGAAGAACGCGCACTACATGCAGCGCGCGGAACTGGTCAACGGATGGACCATCTACTGCTTCTCCTCTGAGGGAGAGCCGCCCCAGGGATTTCAGGCCGATGCCGTTTGGATCGATGAGGACGTTTCAAATGAGTCATGGATAGGCGAGATGCAGGCGCGCCTCGCAGACCGCAAAGGCCGCTTCATGTGGTCGGCAATGCCCCATTCCAAGAATGATGCCCTCCTTGGATTGTGCGAGCGTGCGGAGAAGGAGGTGGAGGCCGGGAACGAAAACCCGATCATCAAAAAGTTCACGCTCCGGTTCTTGGACAACCCGCATATCGATTCGGAAGAGAAGAAGAAGAACATCGAACGGTGGTCCGCGCTGGGCCATGACGAGCTTCGCATGCGCGCCGAAGGTGAGTTCACCACCGAATCGACGCTGATGTACCCGAACTTCAACCAGTCGGTCCACATCCTGCCACGGACAGAATTGCCGCAGGTCCCGGATGACTGGACCAAGTACGTTGCCATCGACCCCGGCCACACGGTCATGGCCACGCTCTTTGCGGCTGTTCCTCCAGACGAAAAATTCTTGCTTTTCTATGACGAGCTGTACCTGCGGAACGCCAACGCCCTGATCTGGGGGGAGGAGTTCTGCAAGAAGGCCAAGAACCAGAACATCCGCTCGCTCATCATGGACATGCACGGCGGCGCGCTGCGTGACCTGGGATCAGGCCGCCTGCCCCATGAACTGTATTCGGAGCAGCTCCGCAAGCACGGGTTCAAAGCTGAGATTACCGGCACCTCGTTCATCCCCGGTTCGGATGACATCCCGTCCAGAACGGCGATTGTGCGGCAGATGATGCACATCCGCGGCGACGGGACAACAAGATTCAAAATCTTGGAAGGCTCCTGCCCCAATCTCATTCGGGAACTGAAGCGTTACCGCAAGAAGACAACGACCGTCAACGGTCAGGTCTTCGTCACCGACGAGCCCTATACCCGTGGTGAGGTGCATGCCTGCCAGACGGCGGAATACATGTGCGCGTACGAACCCAAATACCACAAGCCACCCAAGAGTTACGGCCCCGACCCTTGGTGGGTGAAGTGGATGACAGAGAGGCAGAAGCGCCAACGCGCCGAAGCCAAGGATTTCATTTTCTTAGGGGCAGCAGGAGAGAAGAAAAATGGCTGATTATCAGATGCCGCATGCGGAGCTTGGGGACTTTGTTTACTTCTACCCGCACCCTGGTGCTGACCCAGAGATTGCGCAGGTCATTAAGCCTGGGGCCCGCGCGTTGACCCTGTGGGTGACGGCCCCCGGCTTTGGCGGTATGGAACGGACGAGCGTCCACCACAAGGACGATCCGGGGATCGTTGAGAACGCGGAATGGGCACGCCTGGGCGCTTGGGAACACAAGCCCAAGGATTCACGCCTCTCGGTCCTGTCGGAAAAAGTCTCGCTTCTGGAGCGGAAACTGGAGGCTTTGGCCCATGGAAAGGGCTCAAAAGGGCAGTAGTAGGTAGGAGACCCACATGGCAGACGAAAACCCGCTTCGGCCAATTGTCACCAACTGGCTGAAGAAGATCGAACTTGCGAAGAAGCACAAAAAGCCCTTCTCGGACGATGCGAAGGAGGCGATGGGCTTCTTCTGCGGCGAGTACGATGCCATGTGGGGGTCCAGCCAGAGCGCTGGCTACAACAAGGGGATTGATGCGCCGCCGTTTAGGATCGTCATCAACCGGGTCTGGGAGGCCGTCCGCATCTTCACGGCGGTCATCCACCACCGGAACCCGGTGCGGACCTGCAAGCCCAAGAACTATCCGGTGATCGGGCCAGAGTTGCTGGGCATCTTCCCCCAGCCCCCTGTGCCGCAGATGGGTCCCAACGGTCCCGTGATCGGTCCAGACGGCCAGCCCGTGCTGATGCCCGATCCGGGTATGCAGCAGTACCAGCAGATGGCGCAAGAGCAGCAGTTCCTGCAAATGCGGAGAGGACTCGTCTCCAACCTCTTGGCCGACTACCTGAACTACACCCCCAATGAACTGAACCTCAAACACCACTCCCGCAAGGTGGTGGAGGAGGGTTTTATTAAGGGTGCGGGTGTCTGGTGGCATGAGCTGTACCAGCCGCCGGGGGCGTCCGTGAAGATGGCCGGCAGCTTCTACGACACCGTTGACAATCTCGTTTGGGACCCCGACGCCGACGAGTTCGATGACATCCTGTGGTGCGCCCGCAAGCGCTGTCATCCCATTGACTTTGTCGCCAATAAGTTCGGGCTGAACCCAGATGACCTGAAGGGCCACATCGAAAGCTACGGCTCCAGAGAGTCTGAGGATGACCGTGGCTACGAGATGAAGAAGAAGAACGGGAAGACGAACGACCTGATCGTCTACTGGGAAATCTATTCCAAGACCGGGTTCGGTGATCGCCTGAAGGACGCCGACAAGGAGCTGAAGGGCAAGTTCGACTCCCTCGGCCCGTACTGCTATATCGTCGTAGCGGAGGGAGTTGAATTCCCGCTGAACATCCCGCCTGCCGCATTGCAGGAGGAAGTGGACGAGACCGGCATTCCGCCGGCGCTGTTCCAGAACGTCATGTGGCCGATCCCGTTCTGGCTGGAGCCCAACGGGTGGCCGTTCACGCTGTTCTCCCTCCATGGTAAGCCCGGGTACTCATGGCCCATCTCCCTGATCCGGCCGGGGTTGGGAGAGTTGAAATTCATCAATTGGGCGATGAGCTTCCTCGCCAGCCGCATTGCCATCTCTTCGACCACTCTGATCGGTGTCGCAAAGGCCGCGGACCCTGACCTAAAAGCCAAGATTTTGGATAAAAGCGAGAAGGGCTTCAACATCGTTGAAATCTCAGAGGCCGTTGGGCGCTCTGTCAATGACGTGATCAGCGTGTTCCAAATGCCTGGGGTGACCCAGGACATGTACAACATCATCGCTGAGGTGACCGCGCTCTTCGACCGGCGCGTTGGCCTGACTGAGCTTATTTACGGCATGACCAGAAACCAGTTCAGGTCAGCCGCAGAGGCGGCCGTGAAGGCCGAACAGATTTCGGTTCGCCCAGACGATTACGCCAACATCTTGGAAGACGCCATGAGCGAGGTGGCCCGCAAGGAGGCCCTCATGGCGCGCTGGCTGGTGGAGCCGCAAGACGTTGCTCCTCTCATGGGCAACATGGCAGCGCAGGCGTGGGCCATGCACGTTAAGGGCGAGGACCCTGAGTCCATCGTTCGGGAGTACTCCTACCGCATCGAAGCCGGGTCGGCACGCAAGCCGAACAAGGCGACCGAAGTGGAGCAGGTCCAGCAGGCGATGCAGGTCCTCATGCCGGTGGCGCAGGGCCTCCTCCAGGCCGGTCAGCCGCAGGTCTTCAACGCGCTCATGGAGGACTTCGGCAGGGCGAACGACATCGACGTTTCCCGCTATGTAATTCCGCCTCCTCCCCCGCCTCCCCCTGGCCCGCCCCCCGGGGAGCAGCCTCCGCAAGAAGGTCCCCCGCCCCCCGAAGGACAGTAACTAATGGACGTTCCAAGCCACATAAGAAGAAGAGGACCGGAAGCGGCGCGGATTTGGACAACCGCCATGGAGTCTGGGGCTGGGGAGAAGTTCGCCGAGATGTGCGCGCTTCAGACCCCTCCCGGCACCAAGGGTTCCGACCGGGCTTTCTTTGAGGGCAGGAGCAACCAGCAGCAGTTTGACGAGATGCCGGTGCGACAGGCCAAGTGGCTCCTGAAGGAAGCCAAGGAGGCCGGGATCAATCCGACTGGGAAGTACTACTTAGGAGGCCTTGCGGACAAGAGGGGATGGCGTGACCCGAAGGCGTGGGTTTCTTCCGTGGACGATGTCAAAAGGGTTGCGCAAGAACGCAACCTCCACGTTGAAGGGGCTGTCACTGTCGAAGGCCGTGCGGTGCCGCCCAAGAGAAAGGTCCTCAGCGAACAGATCATCCGAGACGAGATGCGCCGAAACCCCGGCATGAGCCGAGACAAGATCATCGAAAAACACGCCCACCCACTGAAGAAGAAGGGAAAGTAATGTCCGTAGAAATTAAGCGTGAGTTCGCCCCGAACTTTAGCGTCACCGCCAACTCCGCGGCCGGCAGCACCACGGGGAGGTTCCCGTACAACCACTTTGCCGGCGGCATTGTCTACATCGCCGCCAGCAGCGGCTGCACCCAGATCAACTGGCACGCGGCGCTCTCGCAGGGCGACACGGGCGCCCAGGTCTACGACGGCGGGAACGCAGTCACTACGGCCGTCACGGTTGGGTTCCACCCGATCCCAGACGCGCTCTTCGCCAGCAAGTTCGTCGTACCAATTGCGACCGGCGCAACGACCGGCATGGTGATCCAAGTGGGGCTAAAGGGATGAACACAATTACCGAAGCCGCAGTGGCGGCGGCAGACAGCCCGAAGATTCTCTCCGAAAAAGTGATGCTCTTCGTCCAGACGGCGAAGGGCCTCGCTGTTGATGGGCTCTCACTGTCTGACTTTGGGGAGCTGCTCATCGCCCTGCTGCGGCTGTGCGTCTCGTTCTTGGACTCCATCCCGGAAGCCGGCGAGGCCAAGAAGGCCTACGCCATGGAGGCTGTTGCGCTTCTCTATGACGAACTGATCGACAAGATCATCCCGATCTGGGCGTGGCCGGTGTGGATGATGCTGCGGCCCGTGGCTCGCCCGCTTGTGATGGCCCTAGCCTCCGGTGCAATCGAATCGCTCCTCCCACTCGTAAGGCTTGTGAAATGACCATATGGGAACAAGCCCAGGCCCTGAAGGAGTGGTTGCCGCTCTTCCTCTACGCAAGCAAGATTTCCAAGTCGAAGTCGGATGCGGAGAGGAACGAGCACATCAGCGGCGCTGCCCGGTGGTTATCGGCGCAGACCAAGACCACACTGGACGACGAGCTTGTGTCCCTGTGCCAGAGAGTGATCGCCACGGAGCCCGGGAACGATCTGGTGAACTGGG